CACAACTCTGTATTTACTGACTGCATTTGTGGTAACAAATCATTATTTTTTAGAAAAAACAAATGATTTATAAATATATATAGGATAAGATGCCGAAGTCCAACTGTTACGTCTGCGAAGACGAGGAATGTACTTGTTGCTCTGCCACGCCGGTGGACTGCAGAAATTCTTGTGAACCCAATGACACATGTAAGCCGGGAAAAAAGCGTCGTTCCCAAAAAAACTGTAAAACACCGTGCAAAGACGGGAAAGACGGGAGAAATGGTCTGGACGGCAAGGACGGAAAAGATGGGGAACATGGTCGTGACGGAAAGCATGGCCGTGACGGGAAAGATGGGCGTGATGGGAAAGACGGTTTGAATGGTAAGGACGGAGAGGATGGTCGTGATGGTCGCGATGGTAAGGACGGAAAGGATGGGAAAGACGGGGAAAATGGTAAGGATGGAGAGGATGGCCGGGATGGCCGAAATGGTAAGGACGGACAGGATGGGGAAGATGGCCAAAACGGAAAGGATGGTAAAGATGGCCAAGATGGTGAGGATGGTGAGGATGGTCAGGACGGGCGGGATGGTTGCAACGGGAAAGATGGGAAAGATGGTTGTCCCGGGAAAGAAGGAAAGGATGGTTGTACCGGGCCCACGGGGCCTGTAGGACCCAGGGGGTGTCATGGGAGCCAGGGACCAAAAGGAGAAAAGGGGTGCGACGGACCAGAGGGACCAACGGGACCCAAAGGGTGTGATGGTCATCATGGAGAAAAAGGTGACACAGGACCGATTGGGCCCAAAGGTGACACCGGACCAAAAGGCGACACGGGACACAAAGGTGACACTGGACCAAAAGGCGACACGGGACACAAAGGTGACACCGGACCAAAAGGCGACACCGGTTCCGCTGGACCCCAAGGTTTACCAGGGTTAGATGGTTTACCTGGACCCCAGGGTTTACCAGGGCTAGATGGTTTACCTGGACCCCAAGGTTTACCTGGTCCCCAGGGCTTACCCGGATCCATTGGACCACAAGGCCCTGTTGGGACACAAGGAAACACTGGACCAAAGGGCGATACCGGACCCGAAGGAAAAACGGGTCCACAAGGCCCACCGAGTATCTCCAATTTTGCCGATTTTTATGGTTTAATGAGTGGAAATGGTGTGAATGATAACCCAGAACCAATAGATGCATCTGGATCTGTGAATTTTCCCAGCCCAATTACGAATAGTTATGGGACAATAAAAAGAGTGAATAATAGCAAGTCTCAATTTGAATTACCCGCGAACGGTATATTTGAAGTAACCTTTCAAGTTCCAGTTCAAAATACGGGAGAACTAGTTATCGTGCTAAATGGCGTGGAACAACTGATGACAGTTGTTGGAAAACCCGGCAGTGGTCAACTTGTCGGAATATCGATAATTACAACTTCACCAGGAAATAAATCTCTACTAAGTATCAATAATCCACACACAGGAGAAAATGGTGGGTTAAAAATAGATAAGTCAACAGGTGCATTGAGTCAACCCTTATCCTGCCATCTTATTATAAAACAGTTGGGCACCGTTGATGCGGACAACAATGAAGACCAATAGCCATATTCGCCAATCTATCGGCGTGATCATTCCCAATAGAATGCAGATCGGTTTTGCCGGTATGTGCATCGACATGTAGAAATCGAAGATTGGATTTCCCACGATAGAGTTCATAGATACGTCGCACCAACTCCATATTGGGAATCACCTTTTTCCATTGATTCAACGCGCATTTTTCACCATAGGTGGTGACACATCGGATCGCATATTCAGAGTCAGATACAATGGAAATCGGTATCCCAGATAGAATATCGGCTTCCACGATAGAATAAACTTGCTCGATGGCCGTCAGTTCTGCAGTATTATTGGTTTGTTTTCCCGAAATACGTTGAGATACGTTCCGTGGGTCATCGATTCCAAAAAACACACCAATGCCGGCCATTGCATTTTCACGACCATTATTGGAGCATGCTCCATCGGTATAAACATAATATGCGGGCACAAACTCCAAGTTGGAACAATCGATGCCATCGACCTTGGGACAAGAAGTAGTGACCAGTGCCTGATCTGAATTCGCATCAATAAAGTCTCGTGCCGATGTTTCTGTATCAAATTTTTTATACACAGCACTCGAAAACCCGTTGACAGAAGCACTACATTCCGCCCAGGTAGAAAATATACCGACCGTTCTACCCTTGGCCACTGCATACATACACAAAGATTTTATAGATACAACATGTATAAAATCAACAAGTTCAATTTTACAAGGAACGTCTACAAATTTATGGTACCGATTCATGCCTAGTTATCCGTCTTTCCATACAGACTTAAAATCTGGGACACAATCGGGCTGCGTAAAATATCCGCGGTATCCATTTCGACCAACTGTATGCCCAAGGGAGGTCGGCCTGAATCGACGGGATACCCCACAATTTTCTGCATCAAATCCAAGAGTCCATTGTTCATAGACCGATCACTCTGGTTCAAATCCCCCGTGATGACCATTTTGGAGTTGTCACCGATACGTGTAGTCAACATCAACATTTGGTTCGGCGTGCTATTTTGCATTTCATCGGCAATAATAAAGGTGTGTTTAAATGTTCGGCCACGCATATAGGCAAGGGGACAAATTTCAATCACCCCAGAATAAAGCATGGTATCCAAATCCTTTTGTTGAAAATACTCCAAAAAGACATCAAAAATAGGCCGTGTCCATGGATCCATTTTATGTCGTAAATTTCCGGGTAAAAACCCAAGTTCTTCTTCTTCCACCGCCACCGTGGGGCGTGTCAATACGATTTTTTGAATTGTTCCGCGACGTAGTTCTTGTATCGCGGTAACACAAGCGAAAAGAGTTTTTCCACAACCCGCCGGGCCGATGCCTAAAACAATGGGGGAATTCGGATTCATAAGACATTTAAAATAAAGGTCCTGGTTTACGGTTTTGGGTTTATAGAGAGGAGCAATATCACGCTGTTTACGACGAGAACCGAAGGTATCCAACTCATTGCGAAAATCATCATCGATAACCCTTTTTTTGGAATGCGATGCGAAACTCAAACGTTGTCTACCAACAATACATCTAGAGAGAGCAGATGGTGGAACAAGGGTGGACGAACTACGAAACGCCATTGACATCGGGAAAAGAAACGTGGCCGCCCGTAGCCACATATTACGATACAAAGGCATTGTATTGTAATATCCGTCCAGAAAAATTATACCCATAAAACGAGCACTCACACATTTGTCGAGTCGACCACGAATTCTCGAATCATAGGGAAAAGTACGAC